ATATAGAATGATACGTATAAATATTATATAAATGAATAGATCTATAAATAGACCCAAATCAACAAAAGATAAAAGAAATAGCAGTAATATGTAATAAATTAAGAAAATCAAGTATTAAAAATTATATTATGGGAGAAGCAATGGAAATATTATTTGATAAAAATTTTGCGAAATACATGGATTCAAAATCATGTAAATAATATGTTATAATTATAAGTTTTTCATTTTTATTTAATAAAAAAAATGAAATAGAAATATATAATATATATATATTAATAAATGAATACAATAAATACAATGATAACAACATCACAATACACTGACCTGGAAGACTTTTTAACAAAGCATAATGCAAAGAATACTGACACAACTAATGAAAAGCCAAGTACTAAAATTATAACTCATACGAGAATCGGTTGCCATGATCTAAATGTTTATGGAGGCAGTTTTAGTATTAATCCAGAAGAATTGCCGTCATTTTACAAGTTGTATTACGATCACATATTTGTTAAAGGACGAAAAGAATATTTAACTGAAAAACAATTAGATAGTACTGGACCCATAGTTGTTGATTTTGATTTTCGTTACGACTTTAAGGTAACAACCAGACAACACACCGTCGGACATATACAGGATATTGTAACCCTATATTTGGAAGAACTTAAGGAATTCTTTGTTGTTGAAAAACACAAACAATTTCCGATTTTTATTATGGAAAAACCAAACGTAAATAGGGTTGTAGAAAAACAAGAAACTAAAGATGGCATACATATGTTAATAGGAATTCAAATGGACCATACAATGCAACTGATGTTACGTGATAAAATTATAAAACAAGTTGGGGATATTTGGGAGCTTCCTTTAACTAATGATTGGGCTACTGTTTTTGATGAGGGAATAAGTAAAGGATGTGTAAATTGGCAATTATATGGTTCGCAAAAGCCAGGATATGAAGCATATAAACTAACACATTATTTAGTTGCGGAATTAGATTCTGGGGATGATTCATGGATAACTACTCCAAAGTCAATAACAAAAGATATATCGTTATCAACAGATTTATGTCTATTATCAGCACAATATGATAAACATATAAAATTCGAGATTAACCCAAATATACAAGACGAATATAATAAACGATTAGAAACAAAGCCAAACAAGGTTAAAAAATCAGGCTCAAAAAGTAAAATTAATCTCGTATTAGAAGAAGATACCGAAGACATTCCATTATCTAATATAACAAATATCGAAACTCTTGGCAAAGCAGTAGATCATATTATGGAGTCTTTAAAGACTAGCGAACAATTTATAAAAGAAATTCATCAATATACTCAAATTCTTCCGGAAAAGTATTATAAACCCGGATCACATTCGTTGAATAGACAAGTTGCGTTTGCGTTAAAACATACAGATGAACGGTTGTTCTTGTCTTGGATTATGTTAAGAGCTAAAGCGTCTGATTTTGATTTTGGTACTATTTCGGAGTTATATCAAACTTGGAAAACTCATTTTCATAAACGACCTGATGGTGTAACAAAACGTTCAATAATGTATTGGGCAAAACAGGATGCATATGAAGAATATGATAAAGTGAAAAAAGGAACAATCGATCATAATATTGAAGAGGCAATACTTGAAGCAGGCGATTGGGATTATGCTATGGTATTATTTCATATGTATAAAGATAAATATATTTGTTCCAGTATAACAAATAAAACATGGTTTGTGTTTAACGACCATCGCTGGGAAAAAGATGAAGGGCAAAGACTTAGATTAGCAATTTCAAAAGAACTATACCAGTTATATTCAGACAAGCAAAATCAAATGCTTGCAGACGCCCAGTCATTTGATCCGTGTAGCGAACAACACTTAACCCTACAAAAAAAGATAAAAAAAATAGCAGAAATATGTATTAAATTGAAGAAAACAAATGACAAAAATAATATTATGCGTGAGGCAATGGAAATATTCTTTGATAAAAATTTTGCAAAAAATGCGGATTCTAATCCATATTTAATGTGTTTTACAAATGGGGTATTTAATTATAAATCCAAAGAGTTTAGACAAGGTTATCCTCAAGATTATATTACAAAAACTACGGGAATTCCTTATTTTAAATATAATTATCAAGAAAATAAAGCAATTATTGATGAAATTAATGATTTTATGAAGAAATTATTTCCACATCCTGACTTATATGACTATATGTGGGAACATTTAGCTTCAAGTTTAATTGGTATTAAGAAAGAGCATGTATTCAATATTTATCGTGGGTCTGGTTCAAATGGTAAATCTATATTGACCGATTTAATGACACAAGCATTAGGAGAATATAAGGGAACTGTTCCAATTACATTAGTAACTTCTGCGCGTAATAATATTGGAGGGACTTCTTCAGAAGTAATGCAATTAAAGGGTATAAGATATGCTGTTATGCAAGAACCGTCAAAGGATGCTATAATTAATGAGGGAATAATGAAGGAGCTAACCGGTGGCGACCCAATACAAGCAAGAGCGTTATACTGCGATTCAGAGATATTCATTCCTCAATTTAGTTTAGTTGTATGTACGAATGCATTATTTGAAATAAGAAGTAATGATGATGGAACTTGGAGAAGAATGAAAGTAGTAGATTTCTTATCAAAGTTTATATCTGACGGCGAAACCCATACAGACGATACAGAATTTGTTTATCCCAAAGATAAAGGGTTAAAAGAAAAATTGCCTAAATGGGCTCCTATGTTTATTTCAATGCTTGTAAATAAAGCTTGTGAAACTGAAGGTGAAGTAATTGATTGCGTAGCCGTAGTTGCCGCATCAAATAAATATAGACACAGTCAAGACTGTATTGCTGGATTTATTGATGATAAAATTATTAAAGATGTTAATGGAACAATTGGCAAGCAAAGCTTAAATAATATATTCAAAGAATGGTTTTCAATGCAAAATTATGGTAAAAGAAACATACCAAAATTATCGGAAATTGAAGAAATAATGAGCAAAAAACCATTTAATTATAAAAGAGATTTAAAAACAAATAAATGGTTAGGAATAAAACTAAAAGAAAATGAACCAGATAAACATGGAGACGATATAATAATTAAACTGTAATTAATTAAACTGTAATTAATTAAACTGTAATTAATTAAACTGTAATTAATTAAACTGTAATTAATTAAACTGTAATTAATTAAACTGTAATTAATTTATAAATTATTATATATATTTTTTGGCAAATTATTGTAAATACGCATATATAAACTAATTAACCATTTTACTATATAATTTACATAATATGGATATAAAATTAACAAAACAATAGTTACCGCTTTTTTTATATTTGATAATTGACTTGGTGAAATAAAAACAGAAATCACAAATACTAACACCAATATATAATATATATACCACCAAAATTTATACCACGCTTGTAATTGATTTAACGCACCTGTTTCGTAATATGTTTTTCTGTCATTTGTTAGTATATCGCCTCGGCTATCCCTTAATTTTAATTTTAATTCTTGATTATCCTCTGTATATTTTTTAAATAATTCAATTGTATAATTAGAATTAATTAATGCTGTATTCAAATATTGGTTCATTGTATTAGCGCTTGAAACCTCATCATTAAAACTTTCTCCCAATAATTCTGAAATTTTTTCAGCCTTTTGTTTTAATTCATCCTCTAATTTATTATCATAAAATGGTCTACCTTCTGTATAAATATAAAAATTTTTTTTCGTTTGTTCTAACTTTATTGGAGCCGTTTTTATATTAGTTTCAGCATCTAAATATTTTTGTTTTAGTTCATCTGTTATTTTTAATTTTTGACAAGCTGGACCACATAGTAATGATTCAGCTGATTTATTTAGTAACTCATTTATATTATCTTGATTAATTTGTTGTTTTTGTAACAAATTATTTTTATCAGTTGGTTGTAAATTTGGCTGTAATGTTTGTTGTATGCTTGAAAATAATTTATCCATCTTGTATAATTATTAGATATTTATTTTTAATAATTATTTTGTAAACGGAGGGTCGTCGTCTTATAATTAAGTATTAATTAAACAACGATTTTGTTAAAGAAGAATACATTGGAATTATATTAGTATTCAAATATGTTGGCTTTGCTTGCGTGTAAGCATATTTGTCTAATCCTTTGAACCCTTCAGTTGCATTAGTAGTTGTGTTAGTAGTTGTGTTAGTAGTTGTGTCAGTAGTATCTGGATATTTTTGTGCATAAACATCATTTGGAACACAAATGTTAGTTGAATCATCATAAGTGCTTCCATCATAACAACATGCCGAACCAACACACGTTAATGAAGGAGTCGCCCAAGGATCACTTGAGGACCCATCTGAACTTGAACTAGGTGCGGTACTTTTATCAAAATACCAGTTATATTCATCCCAATTCATATTATCTCTATTTGACATATCAATTAATTGCAACCCTATTAATATAACGCCAATAATAATAATAATTACTGTTAAAAACGTATATATGTTTGGTGGCAATATTCCTTTATTTGCTAAAACTGCAAGTATAATTATTGGAATACACATTATAACAATTGTTTTCATTAATTTTGAATGGGCGTTATATCTTTTTCCATAATAGGTATTTATTTCTACTAAACGCAATTTATTGTATTTTTGATCTTCTAATAAATTCATTCGTAACTTTGCTTCATTTAATTCATTTTCTAATATATTAATTGCAATAACTTCTTGGCCTAATGTGCTTTTAGATGCGGCAACATTTTGCTGATAATAGGAATACATATCTTGCATGCTTGAATACATATTTATTCTCATTTGAGAAATCTCATTAATCTTATTTATTATTTGCTGTTTTTGTTCTGAACTTAATGTAACATTATCTAAACTATCATATAATTGTTTTTCTTGAGTTTGGAGTTGAGATATATTATTTAATACTTGTTGGTTTTTTTCTTGTAGGTTATTAAAATTTGGTGAAATATCTGTCATTATATAAAATATAGATATATAATTATTTAATTATCATAATTTGGTTTCTAAAAATGCTATACTAATATTATTGGGTTTAACATAAATATTTTATTTTTTCATTATATTTATTTTTCATTATATTTATTTTTTCATTATATTTATTTTTTCATTATATTTATTGTTACGGTTAGCGCTCCTATTGCTAAAATACTCCACATAATATAACTGTAATTTCCTTGAAGAACTATTAAATCACTATCAGTTAACATTCCGTTAATATCATTCATATTTTTAAATTTTTTTAAATTTTCCATACCCTCTATACTATTATTAGATTGTAATTCCAATTCGTTTCTTATTTGGATATTAATATTTTTATATTTATCTAGTTCTTTTTTAAATTTGTCTGAATTCATATTTAATTTTTCATATATTTTATTATCTTGATTATATAAGTTTTCCATCTTTGATGCAATATCTTGACCCAATGTTACTAATTTCGATTTAATATTATCAAATTTTATAATATCTGATTGAGAAACGATTGATTGATTACATTGAGTATCTGGGCTCATCGATGTTCCTTTTAAATAAGCGTCGTATTGAACCGTATCTATTCCTGTAATTTTATTACTACACGTTGTTGAACCCTTTAATTGTGGGTTTCTTACTCCAAGAACTGCCCCATTATACGGTTGTTTTTGTCCTTTTGGATAAGCAGACCTGTTTTTCAAGAAACATGATGAAGATGGGCCTACATATACATAAGCAGCACAATCCGCATTATTGTTACATGCAGTTTGACAACCATTCTGGTCGGTTGTTTCAAATCCTATACCAATATCATTACCACCAGAATCTGAATTTTGATATATTTGATAATTATTTGATAATTCTAACATTAAATCTGGATATTCTTTTAAGGTTGAATCGCCGTCAATATACCCGACTTTTCCTAAACTAGCGGTATTACCTACCGAACTTAGTTTATATACAGCATTAACCCCTGGACCTCCATATGTCTTATTGTTACTATTTATACATCCTGATTTTGTTTCTGATGTATATAATATTAAGTTTCCGTCTGGTTGCATTATTAGTTTCATTAAACCATTCGGCGAACCTATCCATTGATTTACAGATAAAGTCTCTCCTTCTATCATATAATGTCGCCCAAACGAACTCTTTGATGCCTCCCAATCACTATTTGGTTGTAACTGTTTTCCATTTGACATTGTACACCAAAGTGCTGGCGGAATGATGTTATCAACGGTGCCTTGATATATACACATATTACCATCGTCTTGTAATATTAGTATAAACTTACAATTTGACGTTGTTGATTGGACCTTTTTATATAACGCCCTGCTATTATTATTGCCACTAATTTTTTGAAATTGTGACTTTAACCAACATTCATTGTTATTAGCGGTATTCATACCAACCCCATAACATTGTTTATTTGAGGTACATTCGCTTTTACAATAATCTAATGTTACATTTGTGTAATGAGATAAATCGTTACCAGGCGCATCTGATTTTTCGGTCAAACTATATTGTATTCCGCAATTTGCAGGGTCTTTGTCGCCACTTTTCCACACATTATTTGATAAAGACAATATTCCGGTCGACCCTAAAGTTGCCCCTGTTGCGTTTGAACCAGCTGTATTTGTTGACCACATTGGAACAATTGTTGTTTGTTTTGAAGAATCTCCATACATTTGAGTTCTAGTTATATCATTCGAAACTAAACAAGTCGCCGTGCCATCTGTTTTATAATCCTGCATGCCAAAATATTGATATCCATTATCCACCGCATAATGTTGACAATTATCAAATGATGTAAATCCAATTGATTCAGGGACTGCAGTCATTGCTCTATTATTACTAGTAGCTTGCGAGTTAACATCGCTAAATAAATTAAATGTTGCTATTTGGACACAACTTCTACTTCCAGCAGGAGCCTTTTCATCCCCTGCTATTGTAGTTAAAATTAAATAAGAACCATATACTTGAGGATTTAATATATCAAATGTTTTCAGTTTCCAATCAAATTTTATGTTAGTTTGATAATCAATCGCGTACCAGTTACCATTGGCGTTTCCTAAAATATACCAAGTGTTTGGGTCTCTGCCGTTTGGTTGTCCACAACAACCTTGTCTGCCTTGAATGGAATATTTTGTTACTGCGATACTGATATTTGGTAATGCTATTTGTAAATATTCACCAGCTACATTCAATTGTTGTCCGTTGCTATCTATAATATTTATATTAGTACGTCCTTTATACTTCCCAGTGTTACCATCATAATCATACCCGCCATCGGTGTTAGAATGCCACCAAGTATTAATATTATTATCAAACGCGCACCAAGGACCTGTAAACCCGTTATTGTTTTGATAAACGCTGGATGCCATCGCTATAAACCCATTAACCTCGTTTGTGCTACCCATTACAGGAACAACGTTTACATTTGTAGCCGGAGGTTTATTATTATAACAGCCAATATAATCTGACCTAGGATTTTTTAATAGTGTATTTACAAATACATTTGATCCCTCGTTACCAATACCTTGTCCTAACTGTATAGGAGCACCTGTAATTAGAGTTGGGGTTGTCGGTATAATTACTCCGGGCTGATAATCACTTTGCCAAGGCATTGAAACTGCTACAACCGGTATTCCAGGATAAATCCCGTTAGCGCCAAACATTTGTAAATAAACATCCCAAGATGTAATAGGTTTTGCGACGCCTTGATTCGTTACATAACATATAGTACCATCTTGAAAATTAATAAGTTTACCTAAATACGGGTTACTTGGGCTAACTCTGCTAATACTAGATAAACTAGTTTGATCGATTGATTTCTGAATAGATGTATATTGTTGAATTAAATCTGAATATTTTGACTGTAATTGTTGTAATTCGTTTATATCTGTTTGAATTGATTGGTCGATCAAATTAGTTCCCTGTTGTTTTCGAATAACAGATGAGTATCCTTCCTCCTCTGGTCTTAACATTATTTCTTGTTCTGAACTAACAAATCCTTCGGTTATTGCTTGTTTGGTTATTGCTCTATTTTTGTTAATTGGTTTCGTTATTTTTGTTTGATAATTATTGAATTGTTTTCCTTGCATTAAAGATTTTTTTAATAAATCATTACTCATCTTTAATATAAATAAATAGAAAAATATTTATTTATGTTAGTAAATAAATGTTAAATAAAAATTGTTAAATTATGGACTTGGTAATTATGGACTTGGTAAATTACCACTTTTCATTAATATTATAGATACTAAAACTATAATCCACATGGCAAATGTTGATGGTGCGCTTAAACTATATGTTAAAACAATTAATAAAATCAAAATTATAAACCAAATTGTTATTGAAATTGATGGGTTATTATAGCCGAGCAGTTGTTTAATAGTTACTAAAATAACTATACACGCTATTAAAACCCAAATCCGCATAGACATTGTTTGCTGATTAACATATAAAGTTTGATTTTCATTTTCTTCGTTTATAGAGTTATATTCCTGTAATTGTCTTTCCATTACTAGTTTTTGTTCTAAAAGAGTTTGATATGAGTTATGTAATTGTTGTTGTTTAATATTTTTATTTTGCAATTGTTGGCTAACTTCTGGATTAATATTTGACATTTCAATTGTAATCTGTGTGTTTAAACTTAATAACTTATCATTTAAATTTTTCATAATAATAAGAGCGACTTTTTGTGTTGGAATTAACGCATAGTCGTCATCGGTTCCAACGGTTATTGAACTGGTTCCAGTTCTAGCCCAACAATATTTTTTAACTGGATTAAATACTGCACCCGAACATTTTTCAGAATTAGCACACATTGTCTCACATTCTTGTTGTGTTGAGACTGCTCCTTCAGATACGCCCCCAGTTCCCCACCAGGTTCTCCCTTTTAATGCTGTATAATTTGGTGTATTTGTATTTGTTGTATTTGTATTTTCACCATTTTGTAAAGCATTAATGTAATTTTTGCCGGCTTCTTGATATTGCTGAAGAGTTACCTCGTATTCTTTTTGTAAGGTTTCAACCTTTATTAATACTGCTTGAATTTTATCGTTTTGTATTTCTTTATAATCCATAATATATATAAATAAATAAAAATTACTTATGAAGTTTCTAAGTATTGTACTAACAAACCATAATTATATAAAACATTAAGTTATGGTTTACCAGATATTTATGATTTACCAGATATTTATGATTTACCAGATATTGCCGCTGGTATAAACATTTTTGCCAATAAACTGCTAACAATAAGTATTCCTGCAATTATCTCCCAGTTGTAATAATATTGTGTATTATAAGAGTCCTTTGAATCATCAATTAAAATAACAGACCCATTTTGTGTATTTTGTAAATTGTTTAATAATGCTAATAATTCAGTATTTAATTTCCGTTCATCTTCTAATTTTAAAGCGGTTGCCGACATGTTATTGTCTAAAATTTCAATATTTTTATCAATATTGTTAGTTATTAAAAATAAACCCTTGCTCATTTGTTGTAGTTGATTTTTACTATTAGCATAATAATTTTGAAACTCATTAACTTCTGGATTTTTATTATAATAAACATAATATTTTTTGAAATCATCTTTGGCAGAAAAAAATCGTGCTTTTATATTATTTATTTTTTCATCAAATTGTTTAGATTGTCCTATCAATTTAGCACTCATTTATATATAATATATATTATATTTTATATATTATATTTACATATATTATATTTACATATTCACGCATACACTCAATTTATATGTTTAATTATTAATTGCATATCCTATAATATGGTGCTGAAATAGCGGTTTTACTTGGTCTAATTATTTCACATACTTCTCCAGGCCTAATACAAATTGCTTGTGCTACTGGGTCAAATCTTGAAATATCTGGAAACTGGCCGTCATTAATGATATTATATTTTTTCTTAATATTTATCTTTTCTTGTTCTAATAATACACGATGGGGAGGCACTAATATATGTTCTAGAATATTAAATTGCAGTCGTTTAAGTGGTTGCAGAACAATAAATATCTTTTCAGTTTCCCAAATATGTTTTACAGTATTTGTCATTGTCTCGTTAATTTCATCTTTTACGACAATAAATAATGTATCGTTTTTTGTTAAAATTTCTTCAACATTAAACAAATCGTCAATCATTTCTTGTAAATTATTTGGTCTTAATGCTTTTGCTAAATAGTATTTAATATATATTTTGTTATTTTGGTGTGGTACTACTTCTTTTGATGGTTCGTCTTTTTCTAAAATCATATCTAATTGAAAGTTTGTTTTTATTGTATTTATTTCATTAATACTAAACCCTTCATATTCAGAAACATTATAACCCTGTTTCTTCATTAATTCTAGAACAATATTTCTT